TATTTGTTTTTTTATTAATTTTTATAAAAATAATTTTTATATTATATTTTTTATAAAATTGTTTAATTTTTTTAATAATTTCATTTTTTTCTAATTCAATTGGAATTAACATTCTAATAAATTGTTTATAATTAGAATATTTAATTAATAATTTAATATCATATAAAATTGAAGATTTTGAAATATTAAAAAAATCATTTAATTCTTTTTCTTTATCATAAAAAATTTCAATTTCATCTAATATATTTTCAACTTCTTCTTGTGATAATAAACAACACATTTATTTTAATCCTTTAATTTATTTTCCAACTTTTTCTATGTATTCCTTCAATATATCCCAATTCTTTTATTTTTTCTTTATGAATTTTTTGAGGATAACCATTATGTTTTTCCCATAAATATTCAGGATATTTTTTAGAAATATCTTCAATTTCTTTATCTCTTAAAACTTTTGCAATTATACTTGCAATTGAAACTTCAATATATTTATCATCAGCTTTTGTTTCAGTTTTAATAGGTAAATTTAATCCATATAATGTATTTCCATCAAAAATAAAATCATCATCAAATTGATTATATATTTCAGTTAATCCTTTTTTATAACAATTTGAAAGTCCTAAAGTATCAATTTCATTTGGAGAAATTTTAACTACATAATATTTAATATTATTATTAATAATAAAATCAAAAATTCTTTTTCTTTTACTTTTTGATATTTTTTTAGAATCTCTTAATCCTAATTTTTTCAATTTTTCAATAATATCTTGAGATGGAGTTTGAACTCCAACTAAATACATTGAACCTGCTAAACTTCCTCTTCCTGCTTCATCAATTCCTATCATTATTTTCCTTAATTAATTCTTCAATAAATTTGAAATGTCTTTCATAAACGTGAAAACTTGATGCTGTCCAAATTATTTCTCCTTTTTCTAATTCAGGATATGTTTTTTTCAATTCTTCATAAACTTTATTTTGAATATGTTTTGCCCAATATAAATCATTATTATATCCAAAAACTGCATCATTACTTCTCATTACATAATGACTTATTAATTTATTATTTCTAATAAACATTTGATTATACATTGTGCAAATAAAATCACTCATTCCATTTTTATTATATTCATAATGCATTGAAGGTCTATTATAAATCATTACAGCTCTTCTAGAATCAGGATTCCTTTTTAATTCTCTAATACAATTTTTAAATTGTTCGTAATTTTCTTTACTATAAACAATCCAACCATAATTTGAATTAATAAATCCATTTTTATCTGCAACTTGTTGCCAAATTTGAGGAACTTTTCCAGGAATATCATAAACATTTAAACTTTGACTTTCATACCATTCAATTTCTCTTTTTGCATATTCATAATTTGGTATTCTAATTATCCAATTTTCATCAGCAATAAATGTTACACCAATTATTTCAACTAATTTTGCACCTGTTTTATCAATTACAAAATCTTCATTTTTATATTTTTCAATTATTTTTTTTCTTATATCTTTTACATTTTGCATATTTATCCTTTTATAAAATTTAATATTAAATTATTAAAAAACTTTTAATTTTCCATCTTTTATTGCTGTATCAACTGCAATATAATAATTTGAATTAAATTGAGATTTTCTTATATAATTTTGAAATGAATTTGCTTCCATTTCAAATTTTAAATTCAAATCACCATTTGGAAATAATTCAATTAATATAATTTTATCAATTTTATTCACATTTTGTAAAAAATGTCTATAATAATCAATATTAAAATTCCAATATTTTGATATTATTCTTGTATGTTTTACTTCAATTTTTTCACCATTTGAAGTTTCAATATCATAATATGAAATATTAAATGGAACTTGTTTTCCATTATAAAAATTTGCTGCAGCTAATTCACAAGCTTCTCCTACAAATGTATCATAAAAAATTTGATTAAACGTTCTTCCTCTTGGATTATTTTTATAAAATATTTTTGATTGTTCTTCAACTTTTTTAAAAAGATCATAATCAATAAAATCTGAAAGATTTCCAATTATCATTTTTATTCCTTATTGATATTATCTTTCTATAAAATTTTTAATTAATTCAAATATTTCTTTAATATTTTTATTTTCAATATTTATTAATATTTTATTTTCAATAAATGATTTTTCATAAAATTCTTTAAATTTTTCTATTTCAAGTTTTTTCTTATCATATTCAGTTGAAAAAGATAAACCATCATCTCTTTTAATTAAATTTTCAGGATTATCAATTAAAACTATTAAAAATGATTTATGATTTTCAAAATTAAAAACATAATTTCCATCATAACCTCTATAAATAGATCCATAAACATATTCACCACCGTGAAGTCTGTCTGCAATAATATCAATTGTTTTTCCCAAATTAAAAATTGTTTTATATTCTTTTATACATAATTGTTTATGTTTTTCTGGAGAAACATTTTTATAATTTGAAGATTTTGTAATTATAAAAGATTTTCCTTTTTGTGCAAAATAATTTCTTAATAATTCTATTTGAGTTGTTTTTCCTACATTATCAGGTCCTTCAAAAATAATTAACATATTTTACTCCTTAATTTCAAGTATTATATAATCAATATCGCATATATAATCATCTGAATATCCATAATCTAAAAATTCATTAATACAATCATTTTTTAAAGATTCAAAATATTCTTTATAAATTTTTTCTTCAAGATTTTCTTTATTTTTACAATCAATATTTATAATTCTTTTACAATAAAAAACATTATATCCATTTTCATAATAATTTAATAGTATCATAACTGTTATTTTCATTTTTGAATCCTAAAAAGGAAAAATTATTTTTTTATTTTTTTATTTTTATATTTTTTAATTTTATTTTGTTTTGTTTCTTCAGTTTGATTTGATTCTTCTTGTTTTATTTTTTCAACTTGTTTTACATTTATTTGATTTGTTTTTTCTAAATATTCTTTATAAAGTTTTTCATAATTAGGATCTGTTGATTTTATGAAATTTCCATTTTCATTTAAAAATCCTTTTCTATCTTTTATTTCATTATATGCCATTTCTAAACAATCTTCAACTTTAACTAAATTAATTTCACTTAAAACAAATAAATCTTCTACCATAATTTGAATTAATTTACTTGCTTCTTCATAATTTGATTTACCGACTGCATCTGATAAATTACCTAAATCAATAATAATTTTTGAATGAATATTATCTTTAACTACATTAGGTTCCCAATTAATTTCATTTTGTAAATTACCTTCTTTATTAATTAATTCATTTAAATTAATTAATACTACTAAACTGTCACCAATTGCATCTTTTAATAATTGAGGGTCATTTTTTTCATATGCATCAAAAATTTCTGATATTTCAGAAACTAATTTCAAAGTCTGTGTTGTTGATTTTCCATTAATAGTTATTCCTCTATCTTTACTCCATTGTTTTACTTTTTCAGTTAAATTTTTTAATTTTTCAATATCTCTTTTCATTTAATCTCCTTTCAATATACATAAATTTTTGAAAATTTTTTTTCAATTTTATTTTTCATTTTTGAAATTTTTTCTTTTATTTCTTCACAATTTGAAAATTCTTGAAAATCAAAAACTTTTGTATTTAAATCTGTTACAAAATATCTACAAAAAGTATCATAATTTTTGAGTAATTTTAACAAATAATCAAGTGAATATTCAATTATTTTAACCTCATCAAAAGAACATTTAAGTGTAATATTATCCATTTCATCTTTAATTTTTACTTTCATTATTTTATCCTAACTTTCAATAATTTCATCTTGAAGATTTTCAACCTCTGCAGCTTTTTGCATCAATTCCAAAAATTCTTCATCATCTTGACAATTAGTACTTGAATAATTTACTTTATATAATTTTCCATTTTCATAAAGTAAAATTATTACACATTTACCTTTTAATTCATAATATTTTTCTTTCATAAAATCAAATGCTTTTGAATAATCATTAAATGTTTTTGTAATTTTTTGTCCTAATTTTTTATAAATTACTTCAAATTTCCAACTCATTTACAATCCTTTTTTATTTTTAAAATTATAACAAAATTTATTTTAAATGTCAATAAATTTTTTTAATTATTTCAAAAATTTTATTAACTGCATTTTCATCTCCTTCAATTTCAATAAAATCAATATTATTATTTTGTAAAAAATTTTTAATATTATTATCAATTTGTTTTGCTTCTTCTTCAGTTTGATTTCTTCCTATAGGATTATACTTTTTCTTTCTTTTTAATAAAATATTCAAATTATTAAATTTATTAAATTCTTTTAATATAAATTTTTTAAATTCTTCTGAGCTTTCAGATTCTTTTAAATATTGAAGTCCTAAAATAAATGGACTATCAGTTACAATAATACCATTTACATTTTTATCTTTCCAATATTCAAGTATTCTCCAAATTCTATGATGTTGTTTTGCTGAAACATAAAATTGATTTTCAAGTGTTTTGTATCTTTGTTCCCAAGTTACATCTTTTGCATATTCTGTAACTAATTCAGTTTCAAAATAATTTAATTTTAATTTATGAAATAATCCAGCTGCAGTCGTACTTTTTCCAATTCCAGGACCGCCAAATAAGTTAATAATCATTACATTTCCTTTCAATCAAAATCAAATTCATCATCAACTTTTAAATCTTTAAATAATTCAGTATTTTCAGTTGTATTATCATAATTATTTTCAATTAATTCATTTTGTGTTGAACCAAAACTTTTATTTAGATCTTCAATTACATCTTCAGCATCATCAACTCCTTTGAATTGCATTTTAGGCCAATTTGCTTCAAGTAATATTTTATCAAGTTTTCCTGTATATCTATTTTTTTCAGTTTTTAACATAATTTGATTATTTGATTTCAATTCTTCATTACTTAATAATAACATTGAAACATCAGCAGTCATAATTACACCAATTGATTCTGAAATATTTTCTAATCCTGCTTCTAAATTATTATATGCACTTCTATTTAATTGAAATGCACTAATAATAGGTATATTATGTTTTTTAGCAAATCCGTGTAATTCTTCTGCAATACTTTTAAAATATAAATAACTCCCTTGATTTAATTTTACTCTTGTTGATTTCATTAATCCCATATAATCAATAATAATATAATCTAATTTAATATTATTTTCTTCTTCAATATCGTATTTTAGTTTTTCTAAATCAAATGTTGAAAATGTTCCAGCTGGATATTCTTTAACATATAAATTACCAATTTCATTTTTTATTTTATCATATTTTGATTTATATTCTTCCCAAGTCATTTCATCAAATTTATAAATTTCAGTATCTAAAATATTTGCATCAATTCTTTTTAAAATATCAACTTCAGGCATTTCTAAAGTTATATAAAGACCATTCTTTTTTTGTCTTGCAAATCCTGCTGCAAA